CTTTCAGAAAGTATTTTCTTCCATTTGCTGCTTGGCTTATGCACAATCGCATTGATAATGAGATTGGTGTTGGCACCAATGTTTATTCATTGGATTGGGAGCGAATTGCCAAACGCATGCGTTCTAAAGGAAAATGTGTTATTGCTGGAGATTTTGGTAATTTTGACGGTTCTTTGGTTGCACAAATTTTGTGGTCAATTTTCTGGGACATTTTTGTACCTTGGCTACAACAGTTTACGGATTTTTCTACTGAGGATGGCATGCGTGTATTGAAAACTTGTTTGGGTTTATGGTCACATTTGGTACATTCTGTTCATATCTATGGAGATAATGTTTATATGTGGACTCATTCTCAGCCTTCTGGTAATCCATTTACTGTTATTATTAATTGTTTATATAATTCTATTATTATGCGTATTGCTTGGATTAGAATAATGAAACGCGATTGTCCAAAAATGGCTTCTATGAAGTGGTTTCGTAAACTGGTCGCAATGATTACTTACGGCGATGATAATGAATTGAATATATCTGAGGATGTTATTGAGATTTTTAATCAAGAGACTATAAGTGTTATTATGATCGAAATTAAGCATGAGTATACCGATGAGTCGAAATCTGGAAAGATGGTGAAATACCGTACTTTGGAAGATACTTTCTTCCTGAAGAGGGGATTTCGCTTTTGTCCGGAATTGCAGCGCATGGTTGCTCCGCTCAAAATGGAGGTTATTTATGAAATGTTAAATTGGACTAGAAATACTATTGATCCTAATGTTATTTTAATGTCCAATATTGAGACGGCTTTTCGTGAAATTGTTTATCATGGACGTGAGGAGTATGATAAACTTAAAAATGGTATAGTCAAGATTCAGGATGAATTGCCATCTATACCCCAAATTCTCACATATGAAGCTTACTTGCATGATATTGAATATCTTGCAGATGAACTTTATGATTTTTAAAGCTAAGATGTGATCTTGCTTTCTTATACAAATTTTAGAGGTTAATTAAGAAGAAAGTAGTGCTATTTTAGTAATTAGGTTAGTTGTTTAACTTTACGGCCCAGGATGCCTAGTGGCAGCCCCACAATATCCAGGGTACCCTCTATGCGAT